TCCAAGACATCCTCGTCCTCAAAAACAACAAAGGAACCGAAGACAACAGAGTCAGGAAACTAGACTACAGTATTCAAATTAGTAAACTATTCTACGAGAGGTTTATTCAAGGTGAAACAATCTCCCTATTCTCTCCTCACGACGTTCCTGGTCTTTATGATGCCTTTGGGACTGATGATTTTGATCTACTTTACACCAAGTACGAACAGGATAAATCGATCCCTAGAAGGACTGTCTCCGCCAACGAGATTATCCTCTCCTTACTAAAAGAAAGAGCAGAGACTGGTCGTATTTACATTATGAATATCGACCACTGTAACAGTCACAGTTCGTTCAAAGACAAGGTTAATATGTCTAACCTATGTCAAGAGATTACACTGCCCACAGACCCGATTTCACACATCGATGACGATGGTGGAGAGATCGCATTGTGTATCCTATCTGCAATCAATGTAGGTAAACTTCGTAACCTCAATGAGATGGAGGAACTATGTGATCTTGCAGTCCGTGGACTAGAAGAACTTATTGATTATCAAAAGTATCCTGTGAAGGCAGCAGAGCGTTCTACTCTTGCACGTCGTTCACTTGGTGTTGGTTATATTGGTCTTGCACATTACCTTGCTAAGAATGGATTTAAGTATGATGATCAGGGTGCATATGACATCGTTCATCAACTAACTGAGTCCTTCCAATACAACCTTCTCAAGGCATCTAATGCTATTGCAATGGAGAAAGGACCGTGTGATGCATTCCAACACACAAAGTATGCAGATGGAATTTTTCCTATCGATACATATAAGAGTGAGGTAGATGAAATAACATCGGTAGAACTTGCTTATGATTGGGAAGGTCTTAGGAATTCTGTTAAAGAGCACGGTCTAAGACACAGTACACTGTCCGCTCAAATGCCAAGCGAGAGCAGTTCGGTAGTGTCAAATGCTACTAATGGAATTGAACCACCCAGAGATTATCTTTCTATTAAGAAATCAAAGAAAGGTCCACTTAAGCAAATTGTACCAGGGTTTCCATACCTAAAAAATAAATACACCCTCCTATGGGATATGCCTTCTAATGAAGGTTACATAAAAATTGTCGCCGTGATGCAAAAGTTCTTCGACCAAGCAATCTCAGGCAACTGGAGTTATAATCCAGGTAATTATGATAATAACGAAGTACCTTCTTCCGTTATGGCAATGGACCTATTGACAACCTACAAATACGGTTGGAAGACAAGTTACTATCATAACACTTATGATAATAAGAAAGATGGTGAAGAAGAACCAACCACATCAACATCACAAGTTGATCAACTAGTAAACGAACTTTTGGAGGCAGAGGAAGACTGTGACAGTTGCAAAGTTTAAGATCTCAACTGGTGGGAACGATCCACGACAGCGCAAAGGCATTGAGAACGTAACAGTTTTCAATCAAGCACAACACGACACAACAAAACAACCTATGTTCTTTGGACAACCCTTGGGTGTTCAGAGATACGACGGAGCAAAGTATCCAGTCTTTGATAGACTGACTAACTCCCAACTTGGTTTCTTCTGGAGACCCGAAGAGGTCTCACTTCAGAAGGACAGATCCGATTTTCAATCTTTATCTGATGCACAAAAACACATCTTCACATCAAACCTCAGATACCAGATCCTCCTTGACTCCGTACAAGGTCGTGGTCCTGGTCTTGCTTTCATTCCTTATTGCTCTCTACCCGAGTTAGAATCTGCTATGATTGCGTGGGAGTTTATGGAAATGATCCACTCTAGATCCTACACGTACATCATTAAAAATGTTTATGCAAACCCTGAGCAGATTTTTGATACTATTCTTGATGACGAGAAGATCATCGCTCGTGCCAAATCTGTTACTGAAGCGTATGATGAGTTCATCAACTTTGCTCAGCAATGGGGACAAGGTAACTGGTGGAAAGAAGGTTGGAGAGATTCACCGTCTGCATCTTGGGAGAAGAAAGAACTTAAGCGCAGACTTTATAGAGCAATTATGAATGTGAATATCCTTGAGGGTATTCGTTTCTATGTTTCATTTGCTTGTTCTTTTGGGTTCGGTGAACTCAAGAAGATGGAAGGATCTGCAAAGATCATTTCTCTTATTGCACGTGATGAGTCACAGCACCTTGTGATTACACAAAACATCATTAACAACTGGAGGAAAGGTGATGATCCTGATATGCTAGAGATCATCGACGAAGAGAAAGGTAACGTTATCGAGATGTTCGAGCGTTGCGTAAACGAAGAGAAAGACTGGGCAGAGTATCTATTCAAAGAAGGATCTATGATCGGACTCAATGCCAAACTTCTTACTCAGTATGTGAAATGGATCGCTAATAGAAGAATGAAAACTATTGGCATCGATCCAATCTATGATGTACCTGCTAGAAACAATCCTCTTCCTTGGACTAATCATTGGTTGAACTCTAAAGGTCAACAGAATGCACCACAGGAAACAGAGATTGAATCATATGTTGTTGGTGCAATCAAACAGGACATCAAGAAAGATACGTTCTCTGGATTCAAACTTTAACTATGTTTATTGGTGATGTCCCGACCTCTGTGTCGGAACCCATCAAGGCAAGACTATTGAATAGTCCTTATTGGCCTTGGTATATGATTACTGAAACCACAGGGTATGACCCTAAGTTCAACGATTCTATCCCCGATGAAATGTCGGGGGAGGATCCCCAATTTCAACACACAGTTGTAAACAACCACGGAGAAATCGCATCCCAACACGCTTGGGATATTGTGGTTGAACCACTGTGGAAATATATTCAAGAGAATTACGATGCTGAACTTGGAGACTTTGAAAAGTTCAGACGTATCAAGATCAATCTATTAACAAAGAAAGAGTCTAAGCATCTATACCACACACCACACGTTGATTATGATTTCCCTCATACAACGCTGTTGTATTATGTGAATGACTCGGATGGTCCTACCTTCTTCTTCAATGAGAAGTACGATGGGTCACGAAAGAAACTGACGCTGAAAGAAAAGATCGAACCACGTCAAGGTAGGTTTATTATCTTTGACGGTCATACTTTTCACGCAAGCAGTAATCCGCAGTACAACGATTACAGATGCATAATCAACTTAAATTACATCTCAAGTTCCTCAGGCAACTTAAGCGGGATCTTAAACGAGATAAAGGTATAGGTGTATCGAGAAGTTCATACCGTAACAACCGTTACAAAAAGAAAAATATTGCTAAATAGATCTGGGTATGCTAACATACCTTTACGTTCATCCTCTCATCAGAGTGGACGCAAGTAAGTCGCGGAACGGAGCGTTCATCCCACTATGTTAATGCACTTGTTGTTATTAATGTACACGGACATTCATTGTTCGGATGCCCTTGGAATTATCCAAAGAGTCGTGGACAATGATAGACTCAGCAACGCTGAGAAAGTCGAATTGGTACAGGTTATTCAAGAGGCAACTCCTGACTGTACTTGGGACGCATACGACTGAAGGAACGGGGCAAAAATCCCTACTACTTTGGAGTAAACCAATGACAACCATTACTTATCGTGGCGTCAAGTATGACGCTGAGCAGTACAAAGCAAAGGTACTTGCCGAGGCAGATCAAATTCGTAATCACGAAATGATGTACCGTGGAATTAAGGTCGAGCGTAAGTTCGCCTCCAAGTCCTAAGCAAGCAAATTTGTTGAGTTTAAGACCCTTCACAGGGTCTTTTTTTATGCTAGGATATATAATACAAGAAATTATGTGAGGTACTGCTGAATGAAGATCTTTTTAGATTGTTCAGACCCCGAACTTATCCAACACGCGATGGAGACTAACCTCATCGACGGTGTTACAACTAACCCTTCTCTTATGCTTAAGGCAGGGAGGAATCCAAGAGACGTTATTCAAGAGATCAGTGATCTATTCTCTTGGGATGCTTCAATTTCAGCAGAGGTTATGGGTGATACTGCTGAGGAAATGCTCGAAGCAGCAAACGAATATTTTAGTATTGCACCCAACGTTACTATCAAACTACCCTGCACACGTGAAGGATTGATCGCCTGTGGTGATCTGTCTGCAGATGGTATCAGTACAAACGTTACACTAATCTTCTCAGTCGCACAAGCGATCCTCGCTGCAAAGGCAGGAGCATCTATGATGTCTCCGTTTGTTGGCAGACTGAATGACAATTCTTTCTCAGGTATTGCACTGGTCCAAGCGATCTCTAGAGTCTATCGTTTGCATAACGTAGAGACTGAGATCCTCGCTGCATCTGTACGCGAAGTGAACCACGTAGCACGTTGCTTTGATGCAGGAGCAGACATTGTGACTATGCCATATGAAGTCTTCGAGAAAATGTACAAGCACATTCTCACACAGAATGGTCTTGAGAGGTTCGAGAACGACTGGGCAAAACTTCAAGAAGAATTACACATAGACGAATGAACATCTGGAAACAGAAAGTAAAAATTCCTGAGGTTGGCGAGGTCTTCGTGGAAGCGGAGACCAAGTTTCCTTGGGAAGTTAAGGGACATATTGAGCGTATCCTCAAATTAGACTATGGGGTTGACACATTTGATATAATAGGAGCACCAGAAAAAATTGGTACTCAAAAATGATTTACGTTAAAGCACTGCTGCTTTTCGGATTCATCAGTATTTTTTGTTATTGGGGTCTGACCTCAGCATATCCAACATCTTATGCATAAAAGAAATCTCAAAGTCTTAATAGAAGACATCGAAAGAGCACTGGCAGCATTAAAATCTGAAGTGTATTCAGACACTGCTGCATACAGTATAAGTAGTGATAGTGATAAGACTACTACTTACCTTGACATCAACGACGAAGACGGACTCTGCGATTGATTATGAAAACCCCTGGATTTTTAACGGACTCCCTTTTTTATCTGAGAGCATTGACAATAATTTCGGTTTTGTCTATCGGATTACAAATATTGAATCGGGTCGGGAATACATTGGAAGAAAATACTTCTGGCAGAAACGAAAACCTAGAGGTAAGAGTCGGAGAGTTACAAGTGAAAGCGACTGGAAAAAATACTACGGATCGTGTCCTGAACTTACTCTTGATGTTAAGCGACTTGGTAGAGATCGATTTAGAAGAGAGATCCTATCCCTACACCCCACCGTTGGACAGACAAACTTTGCAGAAACTAGAGAACTCTTCATTAGAGGTGTCCTTACCGAAGCAAGAGAGGATGGAACACCCCACTATTACAACTCCAACATTCTAGGACGGTACTACAGGAAAGATTATTTTCCGTACCCCTTGACAGAGGATCAAAAGTGATATATAGTATCACCTGTAGTTCACTCAAGAACAATGAACGACTATCTGGACGACTTTGCTTCAGACAATCTGTTTCTCAATTCTACAATGGAGATCTTGATTGATAAGATGCACGAGTATCTTGACAAGAATGAACTACACAAAGCAGAAATCATCGCAAGTAAGATCGCTGAACTAGACCAATAGTTTAGTTGGGTCAGTAGCACAGTGGATTAGTGCAACTGCCTTCTAAGCAGTCGGTCGCAGGTTCGAATCCTGCCTGACCCGTTCCCCTTATGGGGAGTTAGTCTAGTTCGAGGTAAACAAATGCCTATCAGTAAGAGTGATCTCTCATACTTGAGGGATGTTGTCAACGGAGATGTTGCGTTAGATCAGGAGAACCCCTGCCTTTTCCAACGTCTGTTCAAATATTATGAATCAAGTGGAGTCCAGTTCTTTGGAGACCCAGATGAGGACTATGAACTATTGGTTGACAATCTTGCTCTAGACATCGGGTTCACTTACTAAAGTGGCACACAGACCTCCGCAAGGGGGTCTTTTCATATGTTACGATAAGTTCAGTTGATTTTTAATTATGGATGTTGTTTTAGAACGGTTCCCATACCGTTACGTCACTTGTGGTTTACTTGAGATCAATGGTAAACCTGACTGCCGTATTCAAAAGTTTAATGAGTACACTCGTCGCTACAACGATATGTACTTCTGCGATAACCAAGATCAGATGATGCTTGCTATCGAAGATCCTGATTACACCAAGTGGTTAGACCCTGCAGGTGTACCGTGCTACGAAAATGACACAGTTTCGGTACAGAAATAACCGTATTTATATGGGGGGTTGACAGAAGTTTACAAAATGATATATAATTGTAACAGTTCTTAATAAACAAACAGGACGGACTTTCAAATGACCACTATCACAGAAGAAGGCGGACGCCAAAATATGTTCGCTAAAGAACCACCAATGAGGTTGGTTGACGTTTCAGTTACACACAATGAGAGAGCAGAATTGCTCAATGGAAGACTAGCAATGATTGGTCTTACAACTGGATTCATTTCCTACATTGCCACTGGTAATTTCTTCTTCTTTGGTATCCTTGGATTCTAAAGTTATGATTTATCAAATCACCTTCCTCTGTGTACTAGGTTACACAGCAATAAACGGACTACCTTTCGTATTTTCTTAATCACCCTATCGGAGAACTCAAATGACACCAGAAGCAGAAAGATTTAATGGTTGGGCAGCAATGCTCGGTTTC